AATCAAATACGTTAGTTCATAATTCAGGCAAGAGTTTTATAGGTTGTTCTTTGATATGTGCAGATGCACTAATGTACCCAAAAACGCATTATTTTATAGCGAGAAAAACGCTTTCAGATTTGCGTAAATTTACAACACCTTCAATTCAAGAGGTTATGTCGATTTGGGGAATAGGCGAGGAATATTATAGCTTTAACGGTCAAGATAATTACTTCAAATTTCACAATGGTTCTAAAATATTTTTGATTGACGCAAAGTATTTACCAAGTGACCCGAATTATATGAGATTTGGTTCGATGCAGATGACTCGTGGATTTATCGAAGAAGCTGGGGAGTTTGATATAGAATGTAAGAATAACTTACAAGCATCTATTGGCAGATGGATGAACAAAGAATACAATTTGACACCAAAGTTGTTACAGACTTGTAATCCGAGTAAGAATTATTTGTACAAAGATTACTATAAGCCGAATATAGAAGGTACGTTGCCAAGTCATATGAAGTTCATTCAGGCGTTGCCAACAGATAATAAGACATTGCCAGTTGATTACGTTCCTAACTTGATGAAGATATTAAGTCACAATGAGGTTCAAAGACTTGTGTATGGGAATTGGGAGTTTGATGATAATCCTTATGCAATGTTTGAGTATGCTGACATACTTGGAATATATACCAATGAGTTTGTCAAGCCTACTCAAGATAGATATATGACTTGTGATATTGCATATACAGGTTCGGATAAGTTTGTTATCGTAGTTTGGGCAGGATTTGTAGCTATTAAAATAATTGCCATTGATAAGATTGACGATACAATGGTGAGTAAGAAGATAAATGAGTTACGTATAGAGAATAGAGTGCCACTTAAAAATGTGATATATGATGCTGATGGATTGCAGACATTCACAAGAGCATCAACAAAATTAGGTAATTTAGTAGGAGCAACTCCATTTAATAATAATGGTAAGCCAATAAAAATGCACGGTAAGACAGAGAACTTTAAGAATTTAAAAACTCAATGTTACTGGTATTTTGCAGAAGCGGTTAAAGATTCCAAAGTATTTATTCAAGAGGATAAGTACAGAAAGCAAGTGATTGAGGAGTTAGAGCAGATAAATAGAAATCCATTTCAAGATGATGGAAAAATATCGTTAGAGAAAAAAGAAGAAATAAAAAAGAGAATAGGTCGCTCCCCTGATTTTGCCGACTCTTTAATGCTCCGATTTTTCTTTGAGTTGAAAGGTAAACCGAGATTACGAATAATTTGGTAAATAAATAACTATGATATTTAAAAACAACGAAGAAGCCATATCGGCTATTAAGAGTAATCTTAAAATCAATGAAGAATTTGTTGAGATGCGTGAATGTTCTGACGAACTCAAAGCATTAGTAAATGGAGATGATTTCATAGAAGAACTCATAGAGAACATTGAGGGAATTGAGAGCAATGTAAAAGCAGAAGCGAGAAGGAAATACTCACGAAGCATCAAAGATTTATTCGGAAGGATATTTCAGCCTATTGATAATATTTATTACGCAACAGGTGGAATTAAAGACTACGATATTTTAAATCCTACGATTAAGGCAGAGTTCTTAAATAAAATTGCAAGTGTAAGAGATGGGAAATCTTTAACAGAATGGGTGCAAGACTATGCAATTAAATTAATGAACACAGACCCGAATGGTTTGATGTTCTTAGAATATACTACCGAACCTGAGATTGATATTTATCCAACTTATAAAGCCATAGATAGCATTCGTTATTACGAGTCAAGAGGGCAGCTTGTGGATTATGTTATATTTGAGCCAAAAAGACTAGAGAACAGACAATTTTGGAGAGTAGTTGACGATTTGACAGATAGAACATTTGAGCAAGTGGGTAGTACGTTCAATATTGTAGCAGAATTAACATTTGAGCATCCATTTGGTCAAGTTCCTGCACTTATTTGTTCAAACATACAGATACCTGCTGAGGAGGAGAGATTGTCAGCTATTGACAACATTATTGACATATCAAAAGAATATGCGAGAGACCAATCTTTCCTTACTTTGTACAAAATATATAAAGCCAATCCAATCTTTTGGAAATACGTTCAGTATTGTGGCGATTGTGGCGGAACAGGTAAAGTAGAGGAAGAAACTTGTACTACTTGCGATGGTCACGGTAAAATGATGGGTAAAAGCGATGTAACAGGAGTTGTTGAGCTTCCAATCCCTGACGATAGAGATACACCAGTTATCGCACCAAACATTGCAGGATTTATATCTCCTGACTTAGATGTGTGGAAACAATACAGCGAAGAATTGAATATCCTTGAGGAAAAGATGTATAAAACACATTGGGGAACAAGTTACGGTATTCAGAATGTAAGCAATGTAGAGAAAACTGCTACTGAAATTATCTACAACAAACAGCCATTAGAGAATCAACTTAACAAATATGCCGACTTTATAGAATATGTAGAGTGGAAATTCTGCGAATGGATATTAAACTTTTATGACTTAGGTAAAAATAGAAATGAAAGTAGAATAACAATCAATTTAGGTCGTAGATATATTGTTGAAGGTTATGACACACTATTGGAAAGATACGAGATGTCAGTTAAGGCTGAAGAAAATAGTGTGGTGTTGGATAAGCTGTTTAGTGAGTATTTATCGGCAAAATATAGAAACAATCCAATTGATTTGCAAATTAATTTGTTAAAAATGCGAATCGAACCATATTTACACTTACCTTTACAAACAGTTTTAAGTATCTTTGGAAACGAAGAAGCACAAAGAAAAGTATTATATCAAAAATGGTGGCAATCAGTCGTTGATTATAGTAAGTCAGAAGAAGTATTGACTACTGAATTTAACAGTTGGTTTGAATTAAATAAAAAGGTTGTAGCACCGCCAGTTGCACCAATAACTAAATAATAAATTATATGAGCCAAGTTGCAGTTTATGTATTACACAGATTGGGTAGAGAAGGAAATGGATTTAACTCTGCCTACAAATTATCAGTAGAAAGACCTCCACATTTAGTACACATTACTTTTGCAGAAACAACAAATGACAATTGCAAGATTAATGGGTTGTGGTATGAGAAAGATGAGAAACTTACTAAATTACATTTAGAAGGAAAAGATTTCTTAGAAGTTCAAGAACCGAGCAAAGATGATTTGATTAAAGAATACGAATTGTTATCAGGAGAAAAATGCAAGCCTATTTGGGGAGTGAACAAACTAACCGAAGAAATTGCTAAACTTAAAAAATAATTTATGGCGTTAGACAACATCGCAGAAATCGAAACCACATTAGGAATTGAAAGTGGTAGATTAATTGAAATGATAAATAGTGAAGAAGCATTTTCAGTAGATTTATCAGAAAAAGTATTCTTGAGTAAAACTGCTTATGAGGAGCGAATTGCAAACATCAAGAAAGATTCAGCAACTATGGCTATTGAAATAGCTGTAAAAGAGCAGAGAAACAATCTTGGATTAGATTTTCAAGGCAAGACAATGGAGAATTTGGTAAATGCTATTAAAGCTAAAACTGAATCAGAAAATAAGATTGAGCCTGATGAAAAGTTTAAGACATTGAAGTCGGAGTTTGATGGATTGGTTTCTAAGTTAAACGAAAAAGATGCAGAATTTAATTCGTTCAAAACGCATATAGAGAAAACAAATCTATTAAGCGAAATTAAGAATGAATTTACGAAGCACATTCCTGACAATGTATTAGTATCTAAATCTACAATCTTTACTGAAGCAAAAGAAAAAGGATTCTCATTTGAAAAAGAAGAAGGTAATGTTGTAGTAAAAGATTCGAATGGAAACATTTTAAAAGATGCAAACTATTCTCCAATAACAGTTAAGGATTGGGTAACTACATTTTCAACACCTTATTTAGCTAAAGTTGAAGGAGGAGCTGGAAAAGGAGATGATACTGGAGAGGGCAAAGCAGGGAGTTTTGAAGCATTTATGAAAGAGTCTGAAAGACAAGGATGGGATGCAAGTAAACAAAACGCAGAAATGTCTAAGCGTATTTCCAACGGAACATTGAAGATATGAGAAAGCTAATTGAATGGTTCTTTTCTTTATTTATAAATAAGAAATCTATTGAAGAACTTAGAATTGAAGAAGCTAAAAGATTAAGAAAAGAATATACTGAGTACAAAAATAAAGTTTATTTTAATAAATTAAGTAAAAGTGCCACTAAAAAAAGGTTATAGTCGTAAAAGCGTGAGTTCTAATATTAGAACTGAAATGAAACGTGGTAAAAGTCAAAAGCAATCAATTGCAATTGCTCTTAGTGTAGCTAAAAAAGCTAAAATGAAAGCTAAGAAGAAATAAATTTGTTATATTAAATAAATATTTCGTATATTTGCATCATCGAATGCAAGCGATATAACAATTTAACAAAATTCCCAATTATTAGTGCCTTGCATCACTTTTAGTTGGGTTTTTTAATTATGGTAGGAATTTATAAGATTACAAGTCCAAGTGGTAAAATTTACATAGGTCAAAGTGTAAATATATTATCAAGAATTAGTAAGTACAAAAATGCAAAATGCATTACTCAACCAATAATACTTAAATCCATATTAAAATATGGTTGGGAGAATCATTTATTTGAAATTGTTTTAGAATGTGAGAAATCTGAATTAAATGAAAAAGAAAGATACTATCAAGAATTATTTAATTGCATTGGCAAGAATGGTCTTAATTGTATGCTAACAAATACTTCTACTAAAACTGGTAAAGCAAGACAAGAAACGATAGATAAATTAAAAGGGAGAAAACTACCTGAATCTACTCGTCAAAAAATGAGAGATAGAAAACTATCAGATGAAACTAAATTAAAAATAAGTATATCTAATACTGGAAGAATTGTATCTAAAAAAACTAGAGATAAAATATCTGAATCTAATAAAGGAAAAAAAAGAAGTCAAGAATATATTGATAAAATAAAACAAAGAGTTATTTCTGAAGAAGAATTAAAAAGATTAAGTACTTTAAATATAGGAAGAAAAGCATCAGATAAAACTAAATTAAAACTAAGTATAGCTAAAAAAGGAAACAAGCCTAGTGACAAATGTTTATTAAATGCTAGAATAGCAACATCAAAAAAAGTAATAAATACTAAAACTAATGAAATATATGATTCAGCTACTCAATTAGCTATGATATTAGGAATGAATAGAACTACACTAACATCACAATTATCAGGAAGAAACAAAAATTCTACTGATTATATTTATTTATGAAAAAAATTTCGTAACTTTGTAAAAGTTTTGGCGGTTGTCAGAAGGAAATGGGCGGTATGCTCGAGTATAAAAAAATCAGTATTATAACCATTAAATTCAAACAAATTGGCAAATCGTGTCCCATCAAATTTAGTAAAAGCACAAGCAAGATTGCTTGGAGCATTTCAATCTTCTGAATTAAGATTCAGATACCCAGCTACTTATTTAGCACTTAAAGGAATGTCACCTATTATGTTTCCTAACTACGATGAACTTCGTGTAAGAGAAGATAGAACGGTAGAAACTAACTTCATCGCAAGAGCAAAACGTTCTCTTGGAACAGGTGGAAGAACTCACAACCATACTGGTGTGAAACAAGATTCAGCAATATTAACTCCATCTTGGACTTCGTATTCTGATAAATTCAATATGTCATTGAAACAATCTGACATCTCTTTGTATAATGCAGATGAGCAGTTATTTAATGAAATTTCAAATGCAGTATCTAACTTTATGGAAGGATATGAAACTGCCGCTACTTCTTATTTGTTTACAAATAGAACAGCTGTTGTTGCTACAACTCCTGAAGCTACATTTATTACTGCTGGTACAGTAAATGCTTATGAGATTGCTTCTGCTAACGAAAGTAGAGCTATGCAAATCACTAAGATTGCTATGGAAGCTAACAAATATGCAGGTGGAATTACTATTTTCTGTGATTCAGTTGCTTATGCTAAGTTTGAATATCAAGCTGCTCAAGGTATTTCTAACTCTGCTAACTTGTCATTCCAATTCAATGGAGTAACATTCGTTCACTCTGTTGAGCTTAATGCTCTTGCAGTTGCAGTAAAAGCTGGTCATACAAAAGGATATTGGATTGTTGTTCCTGATGGAACTGTATCTACATTGCCTTGGATTCCTGTTCAAAACAGAGTTGGAGTTGATACAGTAGTAGGTAACTACTCTAATATCATCAACCCTATCGATGGTGAATCTTACGCATTGCATACTTATGTAACTGCTGCTGATGATAGTTCAAATAACGGTTATACTCAAGATGTTGTTACGCAATACGAAATATCTCAAGATATGTCATTTGCTAAAGCTCCACTTACAGTATCTACTGAAACTCCTATCATTGCATTTGCAATTATCTAGTAGATGATAAACATCACTAAAATACAAACAGCGTTATCGGGACTTGTAGGGTTTAAACAGCCTTACAATCCTGATTATGCTATTGTAGATTCAACAAATCAATTAAGTTCTTCAGGATATTATGTAACGGATAATCCGTATGCAAAAATCGAATACATTAAGGACAATCAAGACTACGTTGATATATCTGCAACAGGTTTCAATTTATTGCTTAGTGATATTAAAAATTCATCAATATCAAGTGTATGTAATCAAGTATTTAGCGATTACGATTTCATTGATAGAACATTATTGTTCAAAAACGCTTCTAATAAAGCAGAAGTAGAAGTATTACCAACAGGATTTGTCGGTTATCAAATTAGAGTAACAAGTCAGAAGAATATAGCTTTTAAAATAAGCCGTGTGTTACTCGATTTTCAAGGTACAGGTACATTTACCTTACTACTTTGGAATACTGCAAAGAAAGCAGCGATACAATCTAAGGTAATAACAATAACAACAGACCATCAGGAAGTTACTTTGGATTGGGTTGTAGATAACACAGATACAACTTATAAAGGAGAATACTACATTGGTTATATTGCAAATTCACTTACAGTAACTCCTTACAAAAGAGATTGGAACGCAGGTAATGTTTTATCTTCTCCAACCTATTTGCAAGTTGAAAGAGTAAAAGTACCAAATCATTTGACTACTACATTGTTCGATTTAGATGATGTAGATGGATTGTCAGAAGATTCAGGACTTAACTTAGACATAACTGTATATGAAGATTATACTGATTTCATTATAAACAACAAGATGTTATTTGCGAGAGCAATTCAAATAAATGGTATTATAGGTTGTATTCAATTATACTTATCATCATTAAGAAGTAACTCAAATCAATCACAAGCTGGTCAATTATACGAAAAGTTGATGATTGAATTAAAAGGAACTGCAAATGAAAGTACGGTAAAAGTAATTGGATTAGAAAATCAGTTATTAGGTGAGATTGCTTCGATAAGAACAGAAATAGGTAAATTGAAGAAAGGTTTAGTTAAAGCTAATCAAATCTTTGCTTATACATTAAGATAATGGCTAACTATACAAAAGTAAATCCAGTAGGATTAGATTTGGTGGTTGATAAAGTACAAAAGAAATTGTACGATAAATTAACTGCTTTATGGAATGTAAAGTTAGATGGTTACCCAAGATGTTATGAAGTAAAAAGAGATAAGAAAACTACTCTTGAACATTATAAAGGTAAAAACGAATATGTTTCTTTGATACATACTGATGTGAATAAATTTTTCTTCACTTGTAAAAAAGATATAGTTCAAAATAGTTTTACTACCTACAATGCAGAAATAGAAGTATATTTCATAGTAAATGTAAAAGATTGTAAACCATCGATACAGCATCGAGCTGATGAGGAAGTTAGAATGGATGTAATTGATATTTTATCTAATATTGGATATGTAGAAGTTACAAAAAAGATAACAACTGATATTACTTCAGTATTTAGTGGATATGATTTTAAACTTGTAAATGATTTGCATCCAAATCATTGTTTTAAGGTTACATTTGAAGTTAGTGATTTTAAACTAAAGTAAATGGAGTTTACAGTAATTAAGCCATTTACATTTGACAAATATTACAACAAAGGAGAAGTAATTAATCTCCATACACAAAAATTAATAAAACGTTTAATTAATAACAAATACATTATAAAAAATGGCATTAGCAAATCAAATAATAGTAGTTCCAAGTTCTAAAGCAGACTTATTAGGAACTGGGTTGGAAGCAACTGCTTTCGATTGGGATAGAGTAGAAACGATTGAGCTTTCTTCAAGAAGCTACGTTTATCCATCAGGTGACCAAAATTTAGCAACAGTTCAAGCTGCTCAAGTAGCTGGAGATTTAATTATTCTTCAAGGAATAAAATCTTTCAAAATTACTGCTGTTGAGCCACAAATCAATACAGCAGATGGTTCAGGTTACAAAACTGTAACAGGTGAACTTCCTTACGAATACGAAGTAATGTTTGACAACAATGGTGTAAACCTTTGGAAAGCGTTGAGAAAATTCAACTCTAAAGATTCTTACAACTGTGCGTTCTATGATGTTGAAGGAAACAAAATCTTTACATCTAACAAAGCAGCAGATGTATTCAAAGGATTCCAAACTAAAATGTTGTTCGTAGGACAATACAAAGGTAAAGAAGGAAATAACCCAGCTGAGGTTAAAATGAGCATTCAGTTAGCTGACAACGGTGAAATGGATAGACAAGTATGGATTTCAGGAGATACTCTTGATTTTGATGCTAAATCTGACTTAGATGGTGTTAATGATTTGTATATATCAAATGTATCTACTCCTGCGATTGCAGGTACAGCTTGGACTATCGGGGTTACATTAGCTGACCGTTCTCAATTCGTATCAGGTATTGCAGCTACTCAGTTCTTTGTTAAGAAAACAGTAGTAGCAACTGGAGCGATAACTTATTCTGCTTGTACAATTACTTCAAGTGATACAATTAATAAAACATACACCTTAGGTGTAACTGGTATTGTAGCAGCTGCTAATTATGCAATTGTAACAGGTGCAAATCTTGGTACTAGCACAGCCACTAACATCGTTCAGAACTCAACTACCAAATTACTTTACAAAGGAATTGGTACTGCAACAGCTACTCTATAACATTTAGATTAGATTAATTTATTAGACCCGATGCGTAACTGTATCGGGTCTATTCATTTAAAATCATTACCTTTGTACTATGGCAACAACAGTTAGAGATTATATAGAAAAAGCAAAAAAAGTTCAGTCACAGATAGGTGGGGAGATTGATAAAATTGTGAATAGCAATAAAGAAGAAATTTTAGACTTGAACCGAGAAGAGCAAATGTTTAAAAAACGTATAAACATAGAAGGTTCTGCATTTGGTATATATGCAAAAAACTATAAGGGAATGGCAAAAGGTTATCCAAAAGAAAAAGGAGCTCCATACAATCTTTTTAAAACTGGAGCGTTATATGAAGGATTCAATCTATTATCTAAAGGAAATGAGAATAAAATAATAATGGATAATAGTGATTCAAAAAAAGACATATATAAAAATCTTATAGGTTTGACAGAAGAAAATAAAGATGTACTTAATTATGATATAATATATCCCGAACTAATGAAATTTATAAAGCAATATTTATGATAAATATATCTGTAACTAAAAAGCAAATTAAAAAAATAAATGATTTAATAAGTCTTTTAGAAAAAGCTAAAAAAATTAATTTAGAATTAAATAAGCATAATTTAGAATTATATATAAAATGATTGAGTACTACGACAGCATAGAAATATTACCACTATACAATTGGGATAGATACACAACCACAAGAGATAACAATTGGTTGATAATTGATTTTAATGGTAGACAGCCTAAAATAGACAATGAAGAATTGACTTCATTAGAGAGCAAATTACAAGAGGAATATTTTAAAGCAGTTGATGATAGGACTTTTGTAAAAAAGTTGCAGAAATGGGCTAAAATTGATAATCTACGTACACGTTACAATGTAATAGCGATGTTGTGTCAAAGACTTTGGCTAGGATTTGGAGATATGCAAATGGAATTAAGGCAACAGTATATTGAAATAATAAATAAGTTTGGTTTTAATATGCCTTTAATAAATACAGTTGAAGGTGATGCAGAAGAAATTGCTTTGATAACAAACTCGATGCAGAATATTAAAACACAAATTGAAATGCTTGAATCAGAATTAAAAACTGACGAGAAAAAGCAAACATACAGTCTTAATAAGCAAATGGTATTGGTAAGTTTAGGATTAGGATTAGCGTATAAAATAGATGCTAAACAGACAACTGTAAGCGAATGGATAGAATTATGCAAATTATTAGAGGAAAAAAATGCTCAACAAGCAAAGAATAATAAATAAAAGTTCGTAACTTTGCAATTCGGGGATTACTGTGAAAGCGGTAGTCCCTTTTTAAATTTAAGATACTATGGCAAATGAAATTGATTTAGTAGTTGGTTCAGCGGTAAAAACGCAAATAGCTACATTAATGACTGAATTAACAGAAGTTGACAATAAGATAAAAGATATTGGTAAGTCTGCTGTCGCTATGAACACAGCATTAGGAGTTAAAGATACCGCAAGTCTTACTAAACTTACTGCTGAAAATGCAAAATTAAATAAAGAAATAGAAAAGCTAACAGGCTCTGCCGCTGTTCTTGAAACAAAATTAACTAATTTAGCATCAGCACAAGCGAGAGAAACAAAAGCAAAAGAACAAGCTGCAAAAGCAACAACAGACGCTGCAATCGCTGAAGAAAAATTAATTGCTGCAAAGCAAAGAAATACAGATGCAACTCAAAAAAATGCAGATAAAGAAACAAAAGCATCTCAAACAAGGAGTAAATACATTACTCAAGAAACAATTGATGTAAGATTAAAGAACAAAGAGTTAGCACAAACATATACTGAGCTATCAAAAAACGCTGGAGCTTATGACAAAGCCGATGCTCAGTATAAAATAATGGCTAAATCTTTAAAGGATATGGCTTACCAAGGTAAGGAAGGCACTAAAGACTTTATAGAAAAAGAAAAGGCATTAGCTGTATTAGGAAATAGATTAAAATCCGTTGATGCGATGACAGGTTCGCACACTCGTAATGTAGGTAATTACGCATCATCTTGGAACGGATTAGGTAACTCGATTAATCAACTTACTCGTGAAGCTCCAGCATTTGCTAATAGTGTTCAGACAGGATTTATGGCATTGTCTAATAACATTCCTATTTTAACGGATGAGTTGGGTGTACTTATTGATAAAAATAAAGCACTACAAGCTCAAGGTAAGCCAACAGAATCAATTCTTAAAACAGTTGCAGGTGCATTTTTCTCTTGGCAAACTGCTATATCATTAGGAGTTACTGTGCTTACTGTGTATGGAGCTCAATTATGGGAAGCAGCATTTGGATTGTCTGAATTAGAAAAAAGACAAAAAGAAGTAAAAGATACCTTAAATACATTAAATAACACAACATCAGAGTATTCTGTAAAATTACAAACATTATCTAAAATATCACTAGATACAACAAAAAGTGAAAAAGATAGAAAAATTGCATTATCTGAATTAAAAGAAATAATACCTGAAATTGGAAAGGCAGATATAGATAGAGCAGATAGTTTAAAAACAGTTGTATTTTGGACTAATAAATATATAGAAGCTAGTTTAAATAGAGCTAATGTAGATACTTTAACTAAAAAAATAGCAGATGCACAAACAGAACTAGACATATCTAAAGAATCAGGTAGTGAAAATGTACTAAAATGGTATCAAAAAGTTTATCTTGGTATAGCAAAAATGACAGGAACTCAACAAACTGCTATAAAAGTAATTAAAAGTTCAATGGGTTCAGACCAAGTTGCAATGCAAGAGTCTTTAAATGATATGACAACTTTGCTACAAGAATATACTATAAAAGCAAATAAAGCAAATAAAGAATTATTAGGATTGCAAGATAAACCTAAGCCAACAAAAACAGATAAACCTGAAAGAGAAAGAAAGCTATTGACTTTTGACGAGGTTAAATCTCAACACGATTTAGATGAAGCAATATTAGCAACTGATAAAATCAGAGAAAAATCGGTAGATATTTCAGAATGGACTACTGAACAAAAAATAGCTAATTTAGATTTATTAAGTTTAACAGAAATAAAAATTGCTTCTGAAATAGCTAATAAAGAAATAGATATTGCTAATAAAAAAATGGCTGATAATAAAACAGCGAATGATTTAGCATTAAAAAATAATAAGAAATTTGCAACGCAACACGCTAAAAATATTCTT